TTAGTCGAGCGGTTAAGACGCCTGCCTGTCACGCAGGAAATCGGGGATTCGAATTCCCCACGGGTCGCCAAATTATGCCCATTTAGCTCAGTCAGTAGAGCAATCGCCTCGTAAGCGATAGGTCGCTGATGCAATTTCAGCAATGGGCACCAGCAGCACCTATCATCTAATGGTTAGGATATTACCCTAAGTATAAGGGTTCGAATCCTTTTAGAGCCAGTTGACAAGATAATAGAATACTGTTATATTATGTTTTTAAGCGGTGTTGGCATATTGGTTGTGTCCTAGCCTTCCAAGCTAGTCAAAGGAGTTCGATTCTCCTACACCGCTCCATTTTATTAGGAGAATATATGTTAGATAGTAAGCAGCAAGCTCTAGTATTTCTGATGGAAGAGAGCAATCGTTTGGCAACAGTATGTGCGAATCATGTGAATGCGTTGCATTTGAGCAAGACAAAAACTGCTCTTGAACATCAATTGGGAGTGCTCTTTGCGGCCATGAAGGAAATCCAGACTCAATTTAAACTGGATGAAGAAAAGGTTGAACACGCCGCACTTCGCGCTTATGATAAACGATTGAAAGACATCTAGTCATTTTCTTAAGATAAATAGTGATCTGAGATTACTATGAAGAAATATAAATCAATTTTTATCTCAGATATTCATCTAGGCAGCAAGGGCTGCAAAGCTGACATACTTTGCGATTTTCTCAAACATAGTGCCAGCGAAAATCTATTCTTAGTGGGCGATATCATAGATGGATGGCGCCTAAGTAGAAAGTTTTTCTGGCCTCAGAGTCATACCAATGTCATTCGTAGAATACTTACCGCAGCTAAACGCGGCACCAATGTAATCTACATAGCAGGCAATCATGATGAGGCTTTACGAGGTTTGATACCTTTCGGAGTTCATTTTGGTAATATAGAATTATGTAATACCTATCGCTACACTGCGCTAGATGGCAAAACTTATATGGTGATACACGGCGATGTGTTTGACACTGTGATTAGAATCAAGCTTAAGATCCTCTATCATGTAGGTGATGTACTCTATAATTGGTTACTAGAAGTCAATCATTGGTTACAAAAAGTTCGAAATCTTTTTGGTATGAAATACTGGAGTCTAAGTGCCTATTTGAAATACAAAACCAAACAAGCACTCAGTTATCTTAGCGATTACGAATTATTGCTTGTTGACTATTGCAAAAGAAAAAAAGTTGATGGTGTTATCTGTGGTCATGTGCATCATGCAGATATCAAGATTATAAACGACACGGTTTATATGAACGACGGAGATTGGGTAGAAAGCTGCACTGCACTTGTTGAACATTACGATGGACGTTGGGAGATTATCAATTGGTTAGCCCAAAAATCATCTTAATCACAGATGCTTGGCACCCTCAGGTAAATGGTGTAGTCACAACCTATGCGAATCTACTTTCGCATCTGCCAGAAAATTATTCGGTAACTGTGATACATCCAGGAATGTTTAGGACACTGAGTGCGCCTTTTTATCCTGAGATCTCCCTATCTCTATGCAGCAAGAAAAAGATGAAGAGAATTCTTCAAGACGAGGGTATGAATGATTCGATGATCGTACACATTGCTACAGAGGGACCTCTAGGATTACAAGCCAAGCGAGTTTTGGACAGATTAGGAAAAGCCTATACCACCGCTTATCATACCAAGTTTCCAGAATTTATAGAAAAGATAACTGGGATACCCTTGAAGTATACGAAGTGGTATTTTGATTGGTTTCACAAGAGATCGAAGTTTGTCATGGTATCTTCTGAATCTAATCGCAAAGAGTTAGGATATTCTCATGCTAGAGTATTAGGCAAAGGCTGTGATAGACACTTTGCATTTCAAGATCGAACTAGGCGCGATGTTATCACGCTGTTGTTTGTGGGGCGAGTTAGCAAAGAAAAGAACATCGAAGCGTTCTGTCAGTTAGAACTTGCGGGTCATCAAACTAGAAAGATTGTAGTAGGTGATGGTCCTGAGAAAGCTCGACTTGCAGCCAAGTACCCCAAGATAGATTTCGTAGGATACAAGTTTGGGGCTGAACTGGCGTCTTATTATCAAAATGCAGATGTCATGATATTTCCCAGCAAAACCGACACTTTTGGATTGGTGGTATTGGAAGCAATGGCTTGCGGAACACCGGTAGCTGCTTATCCGGTTACTGGACCGATAGATCAGATAATAGAAGGCATAAACGGCAGCACGAATAGCGATTTAGAAATTGCCACACTACAATGTCTTTCATTGGATAGAAAACAGGTAGCACAGACCGTTCAAGATGTAACATGGGCTAATTCAGCAAGACAGTTTGTTACACATTTAACATTAACATAACGTTGTTTTCTGAGAGAGCATTTTTTTCTTGCATTTCTCATTACTTTTTGCTATTCTAGCTGTGTTCGATAAAAGTGGGCTCGAAACATTAAAGTGATGTAATGGGCTTTTAACCCATAAAAGAAGGGGCGGTACCTTCCGGGCCTACCAATCATTGATATTACAAATATATTAGGGGATTTTATGAATAAGAATGTGATTTATGTCGGTGTTGCAGCACTGTTGGCTACCACTAATGTTTATGCAGGTGGTAGTTACGGTGGAGGAGGACATTATCCTGTTGGTTGTCGTACTTCTGCGTGCGGCACCATTGTTCGAAATCACGTTGACAATCACATTGATGTTGAAAACAAGAACATCAATGCAAATGCTAACAAGAACGTTAACGCAAATGTCAACAAGAATGTTAATGCGAACGTAAACAAGAACACTGCCAACAGCAATGCCGTGAGCAAGAACACCAACGTCATCAAGAATGATGTAAACAATGCTAGCCACAGTAGTGCAGACAACCATCTTGATGTTGCTAATTCGCAGAAGCAGGGTCAGCATCAGGCGCAGGATCAGGCACAGACTCAGTCTGTTGCGAACAGTGGTAACTCAAGTAATCAGAATCATGTTGCTTCGCAAGGTAATACTACTGATGTAAACATCGGCGGTGATACTTACGAGGCTCGTAGGATTCCAGTTGCTACTGCCATTGCACCTAACCTAACCGCTGGTCAGATTACCTGCTTGGGTTCAGTCAGTGGTGGTATTCAGACTGGTGTAGTTGGCCTGAGCGGTGGTAAGACTACTGTTGACAAGAACTGCGTAATGATCACGCAAGTCAACACCCTGTATCAGATGGGAAAGGTCAAGGCTGCATGTGAGCGTATGCGTCAGGATCCTGATATCCGTGCTGCAATGGAAGCTGCTGGAGAAACTTGTGAGCCTCCCGTAGTTGAACCGCCCGTCGCAGTTGTTACCACTGAGGTAGCATCTAAGCAGGAAGTTCAAGATCTGAATCAAAAGTTGGAGAATTACATCCGAGTTGACAGGCAGAATGTGTTGAAGTAAATTTAATGCCGCTTTAGCTGAGATAGATTAGCATGTGCCTGAAGAGCACACTAGGTTGGAGCGTTACCAACAGGCGGCACCAAATTGCGGGTATGGCGGAACTGGCAGACGCATCAGGTTTAGGTCCTGACGAATAAAATCGTGGGGGTTCGACTCCCTCTACCCGCACCAATTTTTAAGGAGAATGATTATGAACAAACATAGCTCAGTGTTTGAGAATATATACAATAAGGAAAAGTTTAATTGCGCCAATCAGCGCGATGTAAAGATAATTGACGGCATTGAATATCTCAGGGTCATTAAAGAAGGAACGGCCAGAGAAGTCTTGATGCGTCGAGATTCATTGAAAAAGGTAACTGTAGCAAAATAGGAGAAGATCATGTCAGTTTTAGCATTGGACATCGCAGGTACACCTAGAGCATGGATTTCCTACGACGATGCCATCACGAAACACGCTAAAAACGATGTTGCATGGAGTCTGGGATCTATTGTTGCTAGGTACCGTGGAGGAATTCAGAATGATGGTAGGGAATCTTACATTGAAACCCCTAGTATCATCGCGGTAAGAGGAAAAGGTTTCGAGGTCAACAAGCACGGAAGAGTATTGCTGTCTAACCGAACTCTGTTTGGTCGTGACCGTAATGTCTGTGCATATTGCGGAGAACACTTTCCTAACTCATTTGGTTTAAGCAGAGATCACATTGTTCCTCGCAGTCGCGGAGGTACAGATGTTTGGATGAACGTAGTTACCTCGTGTAAGCGATGTAACACTCATAAGGGAAATAAGACGCTCAAGGAAGCAAGGCTTGAGTTGATCTATCTACCTTATGTGCCAAACTATTACGAACAATTGATCATCATGAACAGAAATATTCTTGCTGATCAGATGGAATACTTGGTATCAGGTCTTCCAAAGAACAGTAGAATTATTTCTTAGTACGATTGCAAGCTTAAATAAGGGTATTGCCGGATTAGCACAGTGGTAGTGCAGCAGTTTTGTAAACTGTTGGTCGGGAGTTCAAATCTCTCATTCGGCACCATATTTGTCTAAGTTTGATCTTGTACAAATCATCAACTCTAAATAGGTTGCAATTTTTGCAGCCTGCAAACATATTAAATTCATAAAAGGAAATCAAATGAAGCAGATTATCGTAGGAATTTTATTGATCGCATCTAGTGCATCTGTTGCCCAAGATCGCGTTTCAAAGCTTGACAAGAACGCAGATGGTAGTGTAGAATACTCTGAAGTTGTTCAAGCTTGCTCTGTTAGTGAAAGCCTAGTGAAAAGGGCAGACAAGAACAGTGATGGAGTTCTCTCAAACGGAGAACTTCAGCAAGCTAAAGGATATCTCAAACTTCGTTCTTGTAACAGAACGAAGGCTGTTTAAAAAGAATATTGACGAGTAGCTCAGCGGCAGAGCCGGTGACTGTTAATCACCTGGTCGTAGGTTCGATCCCTACCTCGTCAGCCACTCCTCTGCCCGTAGCTCAGTTGGATAGAGCAGCGGATTTCTACTCCGCGGGTCGGGAGTTCGAATCTCTCCGGGCAGGCCAATTTATATTTCGGATATTAGCACAGTTTGGTAGTGCGTCTGCTTTGGGAGCAGAAGGTCGCAGGTTCGAATCCTGCATATCCGACCACTTTTTAAAAATTAGTGCGGGATTAACTCAGTGGTAGAGTAGCGCCTTTACACGGCGAATGTCGGGAGTTCGACCCTCTCATCCCGCACCAACTTTTAGACAAATAAACACAAAATGACTAAATAAGTTCGTGTATACTAGGAGATACTGAATGATTTTAGTCGAAGAATGGATAAAAAATAGTCGAGAAGAAAGAACTATTCATATTGATCTGCAATCTGAATGCATAGAAAGAGGCGGAAATAGTACAGTACATAGAGGAGTTTTAGCACAATATCTAAACACTGATTTTCCAAGTAAAATAGATCTGTGCCACGCTTGCGGAAACGATAAGTGTTCTAATCCCAAGCATCTATATTGGGGAACAAGAGCAGAAAACGTCGCTGATGCGAGACAACACGGTACTTGGAAAAGTCCTTGGGAAAGAAGTGTTGAAAAACATGGCTATGAAGGCGCATGTAAAATGAATGCGCGAGGGGATAAATCAAAAGGTGGTCGTGCAGGTAAAGGTAAAAAGTTATCTGATAATCACAGACTAAAGATTTCTAACACATTGAGAATTAAAAACGCGACTGTGGCGGAATAGGTAGACGCATCAGACTTGAAAAATTGAGTGCTCTATTGGAAACGATAGAAGTAGAATCTGTCAAATTCGGTGAAGGCTGTAAAATGCTAATACCGAGCGAAGCCCGCGAGGGAACGTGTAGAGACTAGACGGCAGACATCTAAAGCGAAAGCTATGATGAAGGTATAGTCCAGACCACAAACCGTAAGGGTAGCGAAAGCTATAGTGGTAAGAAAATCTGACGCCCATGGCGTGCCGGTTCGATTCCGGCCAGTCGCACCACTCTCTAAATACAAATATGATATACCTGATAGATCAACCACTGACCGAGACTTCTCATAGTCGATTCATGATCGATATTATCAAACAGCATACTAGTGTTGGAATCGAACTGGTAGCATTAGAAAATATCACGGTGATGAATGATATCTATCAGATAATAGCTGATCTAGCCCCCTGCGTTACTGCCCGAGATATCGTGCTGATTCCCTGGTGTGTGCCAGCAGATTATCATCTGGACGCTCTGGTTGAAAGTCTGACCTATCGTGTGCAAGAAGTTGTAGTGGCGGCTGGGAATTTCAGCAGTCCTATCGAGACGATCAGCCCTGCCCGTGCTCCGTTGGTCACTACAGTTGGTACTCTGAACAAGCAGGGCTTGTTTGCTAAACTATCCAATTATAGTGATAGCAAAGAGATCGTATGGATTCCTGGTACAAACTATGATGTAGGCTGGAAGAATAGTAGTGGTACCAGTGTCAGTGCAGCCCTCTATACAGCATGGTTAGCTGAAGCTATCAAAGCAGAGGATTACAGACTATTGGATCAAAAGATTGCAGAACAAAAAGCAAAGGTTCTAGCTGAAATAAATCAAGCATAAATACTCATACTATTAGGACATGAGTATGCAACGACCACGTATTGATACATATTTTGCTAGCAAAGGAATAGAAGTCTACTACAACACTTTGGGTCACACCGAAGATCTAGTGCGGGCATATGTGAGTCAATTTCAGACTGAGGTCGACAACTCATATAGAAAAAAGTCACAAGATGTGAAGTATTCCTGCTATAAAGAATTATATCCCATAGAAGCAAGAGAGAAACTTACTGGTTTCGAGAATATTAGACAAAAAGATCTTGCATTTAGAGTCAAGGTAAGCAAGAACATCATACAGTCACAGTTCTCACCACTATTGAGTGTCGAGCCAGCTGACAACAACATTTTCCCAGTTGGATCGTATAAGACAGTACTATTGAATCTGTTGAAGAAGGTAGAGAATCCTATACTATATCTGAGCGGTGGGATGGACAGCGAATTAGTAGGCTGGGCACTGTGCGAGCTAGGAAAAGATTTCAAGACTGTGATATTTGAATGGCTTGACAATTCTGGCACTGTCTTGAACAGTCGAGATGTGCGATACGCCTATAATTTTTGCAAGTTGCGTGGACTAGTTCCAATCATAAAGCAAGTTAATGTCGAAGAATTATGGGCCAGTGAACACTTTGTCAAGTTCGCTATTGATACTCAGATACAGAGCACCCATCTCATGACTCATGCTTATGCTATAGACTTGATATCTAGTCAATATAAAGATCACACCCACTTATTCGGTGGTGAAGTACGATACTACAGCAATAGCACGGACAGACAAGGTAAGCCAGTTAATATCGTATATCTAGACAAGTTAGTACCAGCAGTTGGCACTGGCGTGTATGAAGCACTGGGTAGATTCAACGGAGTTGGCCCTGCGCCACAGGCCTCTTCTGGATGGGATGTTGAACTTGAAGATACAGGATTGAATATAGGTTATCCCGGTACTTGGCGCATTAGTGGACAATGGGGTCCATATCCAGGACCTGGTAATTTTACCGGTACTACTGGTACATTTACTGTTGGTTCCCCGCCTAATACTGGTGAAGGATCAGGACCTTGGTTAGAAGCACCTAGAGGCTCAGCTCCAAGTTATTCAGCCAGAAATGTCGGTCCAGTATATACACCAACTGGTCTAGGAAATCTTTCTTCTTTAGCTCCTGAGAGTTGGACTCCAATAACATCAAGTACTTTGATTGCCAATGTACTTGCTTATGATCCTTCCACCGACGACGAACTTATTTCAGCAAGATTGCAAACTACTATAGAGATTGCGGTGACTGGTTTCACTACTCCTAACGTGAGTTTTTCTTTGGATCTTACTGCGAAAGCCATCATCGTGACACCTTTGTGATACTAGTATCTGGGTAATTATTATCATCATATCATTGACTCCTCGTCATAAAGAGCGTAGTATTCACTCTACGTTCTTTAAAAATTTATAGCTCAATCGCTGAAAGCAATAAATATTTGTTACTTCATGAGTAACAAATTATTAGTTTCCTGCGTATTGTGTAGAAATGAGTTGACCACAAATCAACTTAAGATACACTATGGCAGCAAACAGTGTCAGACTGGTATATTATTTTCGCAACGACTCGCGAAACGTGTTTCAACCGATATGAAATGCAAGTTTTGTGCTTTTGTCGGTAAAAACAGCAACAGCATAGCTCAGCATGAAATCTATTGTAAAAGTAATCCAAATAGAAGGCAAAAAATTCCTTCTTATGGGATGAAGGGGAAAAAAGGTAAAGGATCTAATCAGTATATAAATGCAAAAATTTTGGGTTTGCTTAAACCTCAAGTTAGTCAAGAAACTAGCGAAAAATTAAAGATTTCGTTCTTAAAAAATTTTCGCCATTGCTATGCCTCCAAAGAGGGAAATCGTGTTTTAGAAACTCTATTAGATATGCTCAAAAATGTTCATTATGGTAAGGTTTATAGCAACAAAAATGGTCGAGAATACTTTCTTAAAAAAGAAAAGAAAATATTTTTCTATGATTGTTGTTTTGTAGATTTGAAAATCATGATAGAATATCAAGGCATTGCATATCACCCAAAATCTCTGCAAGATAACTGGAGACCACCTTTTAAAAATATGGGTTCGAAAGAACAATGTTGGGAAAAAGACAGATTAAAAGAATCGCTAGCCAAGAGCAAAGGCTTTGATATCTTTTATATTTGGAGTGATTCAGTAGATACTGATTTACAAAATATTGTGAAAAACATCTTGCAAAAGATTTCTCTTAAAGTATAATTTCTATATTGCCCCTGTAACTCAATCTGGTCAGAGTGCCGGTCTCATAAACCGTAAGTTCCTGGTTCGAATCCAGGTGGGGGCACCAATTTTTATGGTGGCTGTAGTCAAGCGGTTAAGACCATGGGTTGTGATCCCATTATGCGTGGGTTCGATCCCCACTAGCCACCCAGATTGAATATTTGTATAAATACTCGTAAGAGTTTATACAAATGGATAAACGATATCACTACATCTATAAAACTACCTGCAAAATTACTGGAAAGTTTTATATAGGCATGCATTCTACGGACAAACTAAATGATGGGTATTTAGGTAGTGGTAAGATACTTTGGTATTCTCGAAAAAAGTACGGTGATGAAAATCACCCTATTGAAATACTTGAATTTTGTTCGACAAGAGCAGAATTAAAAATCCGAGAAAAACAAATTGTAAACGAAGACTTGTTGGCCGACCCGCTAAACATTAATTTAAAATATGGTGGCGAAGGAGGCTGGGATCATCTGAATAAAAATTCAGATATGCAACGAGCAAAGAATCGCAAAGCAAATGCAAAAATGAAGGTTTTAAGAGAGACTGACCCCGAATGGGTATCTGTCAAAGCAGAGAAACTTTCCAAATCTTTGCAGCAGCAATATGCAACAGGCACTCGCTGTCCGCCTGGTTGGTCACAATCTGCAACACTCGCGGCAGCTTCCCCTGAAGCAAAGATAAAGCGTAAGCAAACTATGGCGGCAAATAAACATTCACAAGGTGAGAAAAATTCTCAGTTTGGTAGTGAGTGGATCACTGATGGTCTTGTATCTAAAAAGATAAAGAAAGGTGAACCATATCCGAGTGGTTTTAGAAAGGGAAGAGTTTTGTAAAATTATTATGGTGTGTTGTCCAGTAAAATTTTTTGCTCTTCATCATTCAAAGATAAATTGTCAGTAACAAGCAGGTATTTTTTATGTTGTGGTATATAGTGTGTGGATTGCTGTTACTTGCCGCGGCGTCTATTTTTTTTATCGTTAGGTGGGTAAAAAAGCATTCACTTTGGATAGATCAAGATAGTGATTACTTTGTGAACTGGAATACTAATGTTCCCAAACCAAACAATGATGACGAACTACCATTCGTGATCACACGGTGTACAACAAGAAAACAGGATAAAGTTTAAGAATTTTGGGAGATCGTCTAACGGCAGGACGGTAGCCTTTGGAGCTACCTATCTAGGTTCGAATCCTAGTCTCCCAGCCAAAAATCAGGAGTCATATATGGAATTTCTAAGCGTAATCGCAGCATTGATAGGAATCAGTCAAGGAGTTATGTCCTTGCGAGATAGTCTTAAAGGTGATACCAATCGTGAACATTTCTCCGAATGGCTGTCCAAGATCTCAGTTGCGATCAAGGAAGCCGCTGACACTCTGAAGCGTGGTGATTATCCTCACACTCAGTGCAGTCATATGCTGTACTGTCTAAAGCATACTCATCATGCTATGGAAAAGTACATGAAAGCAGAGCAGGCTGCTGAATTATATGAAATGATTCGTGAAGCTCATCAGGTCGAAAGACTTTGTGGCGAGTTAAATTCTCTGCCTGATAGCGAACGCGAAAAGAATATTGCAAAGTTGTATGACGTATCTGGAGCATTTCAAGCTGCCGCAGATTATGTCAAAGTAAACTAGTTTGATAAATACTTCATCATGAAGTCTCAAGAATTGTTTGAAGCCGTGAATAAGAAGATAACTGGCACCAATTGTCTTAATTGCCAATACGCATCTTCAGAAAAAGTACCAGTTAAGCCCAGCGAACTGGATAAACAAGGTGGAGTAAAGATCACTGACAAGCGTGATCTTGCACTTGCCAAACACTCAGACTTGATTACTTTACCTGGTAAAGGAACTCCCAAAGTAAAGTTCTTTTGCACTCACCCTGAAGTCAAACAATACGTCAGCGAACGTCAATGTTGCAAGTATTGGGATGCGCCGGGTACTTACCGTGCGTTTGGCAAGAAAGAATCTTAAGTACTTTTGCGCGGTTAACTCAGCTGGTAGAGTGTTGCTTTGACTCGGCAAATGTCGGGAGTTCGAACCTCTCACCGCGCACCATACATATTTTGATAAATAAGTGAATGAGATTTAGCCACTTTTTTATTCCGTTGTTAGAAGATTTAGCTGCACAAAAAGCTAAGCGTGCAGACTTCATTAAGAACACTCTGGGTTCTAAATGGCAAGGTTTACCAGGATATGAGGATATTGATCAGTTCATCGAGGCTGTCAGTAAAGTAGATCCTACCCCGAATGGGTCATTTATGCCATGGATAGCACGTTTATCTATCAGTGATCCTGCTACTAACAAAACAGAAGACTTTGAGCGATTAAGTAAAGATCTACAAAAATGGCTAGAGTTAAAGAATAAGCTTGAAATAAAAGACATCAACAGATATAAAACCTTTCAGGATGTCTATCTAGCAATAGCTCCATTCATAAAGAAGCGGGCTAAAACTGCAAAGGAAAAGGCAAAAGATCGTGAAGAAGCGAAACTTGAGCGGATTAAACAAGAAATAGTTACCGTGTACAAAGGACCCGAAGGTTGGGTACGTATTCCCCTGACTCAAAAAGCAGGCTGTTTTTTAGGCCAGAATACTCGATGGTGCACGGCTTCGAACAAAAATAATGCATTCAACACTTATAATAATACTGACAGATTATTTGTAATCTATGATCGCGAAAGCAAAAAAAGATATCAGCTTCATATAGAAAGCGGACAATTTGCCAACGAAGCAGACACAAATATAGGAATTAATCAAACTCCTAATTGGGCACGCGAGCATATTGTAAACTGGTATAAAGATAATAATCCACAGTTTACGTTAGGCCAACTGATGCAGCTAATTAACTTTTCGCCTAAAGCCACTAGCATCATGGCACAACATGGGTTAGAAGATTTAGGTAATCTTATTGCAATGTACGGTGTAACATGAACCTTAATAATTTTTTTGAAAGTCGCACTTATATTAAAGAACATATCGGTACTTTAGCACAGCTAAATCTCGGCCCTATGATAAATTTATTAAGACAATCTGAGACAAGAATTGAACCCGGCAAGAAATTTTCTTATTATAATATCGGAAGCGAGAGTAAAATAGCAGACGGCGGTAATCTCAAAGGTGGTATAAAAGGACTGAGATCAGCTTATCGTGCTTTAGAGGCCGAAGGCAACTCACCTATCGCGTTCGCAGTATATATCGGAAACACCGCAGTTGCTTTTGGAATTTTTGACGAATCTAATCTAGCTCACGTAATGCGAAAAGGTTTGATGTCATGGGATTTGTCCTCATTCAAAGAACCGTTAGAAGTTTTTCCAACCTCAAAATCATTGAAGCAGGCAAAAAAATCCTGGGAGAAAGAGCTAACAACTTACTATGGAAGAGTAGTGAAAACAGAAGAGCTTAAACGTTTTCTAGAAAGAGTAGATCAAATAGCAAAAGCTAATAATTTACCACTCACATTTAAGATAGTGTTAGCAGATAAATCTCGTCAACAAAAAAGAATAGCAAGACATAATAATCCTGTTATTCCTATAGAAAAATCAAATTTCTATGATTTACAACGTGACTTAAAAAGACGTTTACAAGCTTACAAACTCAGTAAAAACCCCGAAGTAAATACAGCCCAAGAGTTGATAGAATTAATTAAAAAAGTCGATAATGCTACCAAGAAAATCCGATTTGGCGGGTTTACCTACAATTTAAAAGGTCATGAAGGTGAGATTAAAATAGCCGATCTATTACGCGGAGATCTATTTTATTCAACGTATCGTCCAGAAGATATCGATTGGTATTCGAAGAAGTTAGAAATCGGTTGGCAATTCGATCTTAAGACTAGAACCATTGATCCAGTCGTAGTAAAATACTCACGAAAGGGAGATAATAAATTTCGTCCGTATGTTGTTGTCTTAGATAATGAAAAATATTTAAGTTCTCTCACTGACTGGAATTATCGCAATAAAAAAGAAGTAATACCGTATCTTCTAGAAATGCTAAAGAATAAATATAACTATTTTGACTTGCTTGAATTGATAAAATCTTTAAAACAAGTCAATCCGAACTGGACTGAATTAGACACTATAGAAGCGGTTGTTCGTAAAGAGATATCAAACGAAAAATAGTTGTAATCTCTTATAACTTAGTATAAAATATCCCCGTGGAGGAATAGGTAGACTCGCAAGTTTGAGAGACTTGTGCGTTGCTGCGTGACCGTTCGAATCTGTCCGGGGATACTAAAATTTATGGAGTGTTGGCCGAGAGGATTAAGGCAGCAGGTTGCTAACCTGTCGTATCAAGTAATTGGTACCGATGGTTCGAATCCATCACACTCCGCCAAAT